ATAGCAGCACTTCCATTCCCCGGAGACATTACAATTGAGCCACTAATTGCTCTAACGTCTTCTGGAATTTTGATACGAACTTCTGCTCCACATATCTCACGATAATCATCACCCTGCCATAGTTCTATACGTAACATTTGTTGAATATTACGGAATAAAAGAGGGGCTGTACCTACATAATCAGTGTAATATCGCCTTCTATATGGCTTGTAAGTATCGAAATTAATGTACTCTGCACTCACAAGGTATGGTCTCCAAGCGTTATGTGTCATGTTATCTATCTTATCTTGAACTTCTTTGATACGAGTTTCTACGATAGACTTAGTCATACCTCGTTGACGACCTACCGCGCCATTAGAGAATGATGCTGTATTCTGTACATATGCATTATCCGCTGCTTGATAGTCCGCGTGAGTAAACGAACCAGTGAATGCAAGTTTTACGCCACTCGCTCCACCGTTACTGATTGCAGTGATAGTCTTCTCGATACCAAGAGCGTCAGCATCGCTGTAAATAAGGAGGACATCTCCAACTTCAAATCCTATTGTGCGGTAATCTGCGCCAGTAACAAAGACGCCGTCAGAAACAGAATCAGCAGAGACAAGCACAGCGTCTTGAGGACCAATAGCAAGGAAGTCAGCAACTTTTTGAGCAGTGGTGTAAACAATTGCATCAGGATCGAGAGGCCGCGTTTCAGGCTCACCGGGACTAAAGACAACTGGCATCTACTCCCTTGCCCCCTCATCTCGGTGGCCGAGGTTATATTCCATGGGCTTCTTGCAAGTTGCACATGTTTCTCGCCACAAGAAGTGGAGCATACCACAATGTTTGCAACGAGTACCAGAGCCAATATTTAGAATATCAGCAGCCTCGCTATTTCGATTACGTTGTTGTTGAGTAATACCCTTGAGAGGATTCTTTTCATCTGTCTCAACTAAATCAGTTAAGTCAAGAGAAACATCAGAACGGATGCCTTGTTTTTGCATTCTCTCTATATCAGCGAGGTCAATCGTTTGAAGATCGAATCCCATACATTCCCCTCACTCTCAACTGGTTGTTACAATAATATAGATATTACCAAGAATACAGTGCGGATCGGCAGTTGTACAAGTGTTACTCGCGATAGCATCACTAATCGCCGTAGCGATTGCAGTTCTCGCTGTAGTATCAGCGAAATCCCTCGGTGGGTAAGGACCAAGAATTGTCACTGACTTTGCCATCTAATCACCGCCCTCAAGAGCGGCGACCAATCGCAAGGAAAGTTCCACCTGTAGGAGTTTCACCTGTTACAGGACTAGCAACTGTAATTGTTGCTCCAGTGAATGTAGCGACATCCATTGAAGCGACCGTTACCGAAGCCATTGTGGACCCACCAGCATCTGTATCAACTTGTCCAAACTGAGCAGTATTAGGTGTGGTAGGGTTGAGAATAACAGCATCAATTGATGCTAATAATCCAGTCAAAACAATACTTGTGTCACCTGCTTCATAACTTCCTGTTACAATCATTCGGTCGCCAAAATATGTCGGTCTTGTGTCTATTGTTACTGCCATTTAATCACCTATTCTTCTTCTTCTGCGGACTCTGCCACAAGTGCTTCTGTCTCTTCCACTCCGTCGGGACTCATAACAGTTGCGACGAGTTCCAATAGTGTAGTTTTTGTTGCATAGCCTTTTGGTTTAATATCATAATTACCTAACCATGATGCAATATCTTTTCGAGTCCATCCTTCATCTGGAATTCCATCATTCCCAATGTCAACGGATTCTCCAACTGCTGGTTCATAACCTTCTATAAGATAGTCAGGACCAAAGCGAACGAAGTAACGATCCATCCAAGCAGAAGTTACTTCTCTTGGTTCATTCCTGATAAAATCAGGATGAGTTGAATCTACGTTTCTCGTAGTCCAAGACTTCCCTATGTAAGTCACAACAGGCATTTGTAATCACCTTCAACCGGCGATTAGTGTAATCAAGGTCGTGTCTGTAGCGCCACCGACTGTGAAGGTTAGTTCACCAGTTTCGTGGGCTACAACAGTCGCTGCTGCTGCTAATGATTCATCAGTGTCAGTGTTGTTTGTCAAGTTGATAAGCGCATAGATGCGGCTTAGGCTTGAGTCAAAAGCATTGACTGCGAACTTTTGAGTTGTGCCTGTGTCACCAGTGACCATGACTGAGATTAGTCGAAGTCCGCTGACTGGCTCGTTGCTGCTAGAGTTTACTGCTTGGAATCCTGTAAGAGCACCGGGGTAAGTTCCTGCTGCTGCTGTGCCGGATAACCATGCTGTGTTATCACCAACAGTGCCATCTGCATTAGGCACTGTCACTGGAGCACCGGGGCTGTTTCCGCCCATTGGTATATCCAAGTAAGTAGTCGTTACTGTCAAGTTTGTGTGTGAGGTTACGGTTGCCATTTTTCATCATCTCCTTATTTTTTCTTTTATCTCCATCAGGCGAGGTCCCTAATGCTTCCCTGTGCTCCGAAGAAAGTTGTCCATACTTCACCCATGGTTCGATATAGACCTTCCTGACCGAGTCTGTTGATTGCGAATGGATCGCCAGTCTCGATACCAGACTCGAAGTACTGAGTCGGAATTGCTGTGGAGAAGTACATGTAATCCGTGTCCAGTAGGTAAATTCGACTTAAGCCGTCCTTCTCTACGTCTTTGGATGGTATGATAGGTACTCCATTGTATGTTGCAACAATGAAACCTGCTTCGATACCGGGTACACCCTTTACACCGTTGTAGGTTGGAGTAACTCTCTTTTCTTCCATGAATCTCTGTTGTGCTTGTAGCAACTGTTGTAGACGCATTAGAGTATCATAACCAGTTAGGATACACTTAGGGTTTCCACCACGTTCCCAGATTTGCTGGAAGATAGTGTCTAAGTGGTCAAGGCTGAAAGTTCTACGACTTCCTGCTGCTCTGTCTGCACCACAGTTTACTTCTGCGTTGGACCATGAGTTTGCACTTCGGTCAATACTGTAGATATCTAAGTCGTTAGCACCACAATGGTCAGTACCAGCGCTTGCACCAGTTTCCATGGATGTTAATCCACCAGAGGATCCACCGTCGTTACCAGTAATTCGGTCAAGTGACTCGAAGTTGTTTCCTGCAACGGTTTCTGAATCAACAAGAAGCATCTTGTTAACCATCTCTGCATGGTGTTTACCCATTTCTTCCTTAAGGACAGAGCGGATATCTCCTAAACCATCATCCTTGTCAGCAAGGAAGATAGCAACTTCGCTCATATCGAATGAGTGAGCGATAGTCTTAGGCTTTGCAGCGACATGCTGGAAGGTAGGCTTCACAGTGTCAGGTAGAGCACCGTTTTCAGGTAGTCCACCATGCAATACACCAGCGTTAGGCTTTGCAGTGATTACACGCCATCCGCTTCGGTCCCAAGGTTTCTTTGGTAGAATACTGAATGCGTTGAATTCTTGGTTCAATTGGGACCAAACTTTACGACCGTAGATCGCTTGGTAAGTTCCAGCAGTTGAGGAAAGCATTGGGGCATCAGCCTTTAGCAACTCACTACCAGTGTAGGAGTAACCCATTGCATTTCCAGCGCCATAGTAGTAGCGCTCCATATCTGTGACTGTTCGTACGTAATTTCTTGCCATATTTTTCATCTCCTTATTTTAGTATCTCCACTTATTCGTCCCTAAAGACGCTCCCAGCAAGTTGATGGACTTCTTCCCAAGACATACTTGCTAAATCTGCTGTCGATGGTACTTCAAAGCCCGAAGATTCGGACTTAGTGATTGGTGTACCAGCACCAGTGGAGAGATTGTCAATTCGGTCATTAAGAGCACCAAGAGCCTTCATGACTTCATCAAGAGGACCGCGAGCATCAAAGTCAGCAGCAGCAGCCTTCTGTAGTTCAGCCTGAGTTTCTGATTGGAAGCGCTCTTCAAAGTGCTTCTCAAGATTACCTTTGTAAGCCTGTTCTGCGCGAGCAGCCTTGTATACTTCGTAAGCAGCCTCTAATTGAGATTGGTCTACAGAATGTGCAGTAATGAAATCACTCTTCTCGACTTTGCCACCACCGCGAGATAATCCTGCGCGGGATAAAGCGTTAGTAGATGGGGAACCACCTTCTTGTGCTCGACC